TGCCTGGAACGGGGATCAGCACGTTACTACGAAATGTAGGCGCACTTGTGAGCGAGAGTTTTGCCATGGTTTTCTTTCTAATTTATACAGTTTGGTTAGAAGCCCGCTTGTGTTGACGCACTTGCGGGCTTCGTCATTTTAACCGATTAAGCGCTGTAGCGGGTGTGGCGGTTGTTGCCAGCGAACGAACCACGGATGCGGTTGATCTGGCCGTCCTGCAACTGCGGAACGTCGTTCAGCGCCACGGTGCAAGGCAGGTAGGTACGCGAGCCGGAGCGCAGCAGCATCTTGAGAACCGTGTCGGTCTGGGTGTCCGTCAGGTTGCGCATGGCCGTGTAGCCTGCGGTGGTGTCGTCGTCGTCAAATTCCAGCGTCATGCTGGTGGCGGTGAAGCCGTCATTGATCGAATATTCGACGTCCGATTCCAAGAACTTGTAGGTCACGGTCTTGGGTTCGCCGCCGCTGGTGCTGGGCGACATGACCTTTTGCAGTTGCTGCCATGCGGTGATTTCACGCACCGAACCCGCGCCAGAGCCTGGGGGGAAGTGGGCGGTGCTGGCGGTGTTGGCCTTGAGCAGCTTGAAGCTGGCGGGATCAATGACTTCCACCTCGAACACCCGGCGATTCAGACGGCCCCAGCCGCTGGTGATTTCCACCACGTCGCCGGTGCTCAGGCCGTGCGCTGTGGCCGTGCAAACGGCTTCGGTGGCGTTGGAGATGGCGGACACGGTGACAGCCGTGCCGAAGGTGGTGGCGAGGCTAAAGAGCGTGCCGGTTGGGACTTGTGCCATGGTGAGGGCCTTTCTTTCGAGAAACAAAAAAGGCCCGCCGAAGCGAGCCTGTTGGGGGAGCGCCCTGCATGCGCCGGGCAACAAAAAAGCCCCTGCGGTTTCCCGAGGGGCTTGCTGGGTTGGCTTGCGCCTAAATCAGTGGGTTATCTGGTTGACCAGATCGAAAAATCCTGCATGCACGAATACAAGTTCGTGTCTTGTTCGTAGCCTGCAATCCGCGCGCCGATGGGTTCGGCCTGAAACGCCGTAGCGGCCCGGATTGCGGCCTCTGCTTGCTTTGCCAGCGTGATCGCCGCGCCGCGTGTAGCTGCCCAGCATGTGACCTGCATGCGGCCATGCTCTTTGTCTGGCAGCGTGCCCTCGATGTAGTTGATGGCCTGCCCGCCCACCTGTTGGTACACGATGCGCGGCAGTGCGGCACCGGACGGGGCAACATCGGGGTAAACGCGCCCACCTACAAGGCCGGTCAGCAGCGTGAACAGGGTTGCTTCGGCGCTCATTTCGTGGCCTTCTTCACTTCGGTAGCCATGCGCTCTTTTGCCGCTTGCAACGCTCTTGCGCGGGCGGCGTCATAGGCTGGGCGTAGGAACGGCTTTGCGGCCATCTTGGATGTGCCGAACTCGACAAACCGCCCGTAAAAGGCGTGCGTCTTGTTCCACGAAATTCTGTACATGGCCTTGCCGTCGCCGCTTTCCTTGTTGGCAAAGGCTTGATAAACGGCGCTGCGCAGCGTGCCGGGGTTGAAGGTCTGCTTTTTGCCTTTGGTGCTGTGCGGCTTTGCAGAAACTGGCACACGCTGGCGAACTTCGTCATAGAACACCTGTGCCCCGGCCTGTGCAGCGGGGCGCACGGATTCTTCTGCGGCCTTGGTGATGCTGTCCAGCTTGGCGGCCAGCTTGCTGAAGTCGAAGGCTATGGAGATCATTTAGGCCACAACCTCACACACCAAATCCACAAACTCCCGCCCGCCAACATCCGGCTGCACCGCCGTGATGTTGTACGCCACCGAATCCACCAGCACGCGCATCCCCGCCGTAATTCCGGCCCGGTAGCGCACGCGAATGCTCGCCTGCACCACGGACACAGATGCACCAGCCTTGATGCTTTCAAGCCCACTTCGCATGCGCACATCGCCCCACACCGTGGCAACGTCCGACCAGCCGGGGATAGGCTGGCCTAGCTCGTCGGTGGTGGCGCCGGGGGCTTGGATCGTCACGCGGCTGTCGAGGCGTCCGGCTTGCATCAGGCGTAAACCTTGTAGGGCTGCAGCAGCCACTCCGCGCCATTGGGCAGCTTGGCAACGGACACGCCAGAAACTACATCTTCCCTGTTGGCATACAGACTTCCAACAATCAGCAGCACTGCCGCCTTGATGGCCTCATTCACTACCATGCCGTCCATGGCCTGCCGGTAGGCCACCTGGGCGCGCAAAAGGTCATTGCCTGCCGTCTGGATGGCTGCGGCCTGCTCTGTGGTGTCTGCCATGGCTTGCGCGGCTGCGATGGCTGCGGTATAGGTGGCGGTGGCTGCTGTCAGTTCACCCGGTGCGGCGGCTTTCGCCACTCCCAGCGCTGTGCCGTCCGCGTACACGCCACGATCCAGCAGCGCAACTGCCGATTGCTCTGCAGCGGCGATGTAAACGCCGATCAGGGCGTCTTCATCGGTGCCATCTACACGCAGGTGCAGCTTGGCGTTTTCGAGGGTGGTGACAAAGGTCATTTCAGGCTTTCAGCGTAGGCTACTGCTGCGGGGTCTGCGTCCACCTGGCCGGATGCGACGGCCACGGCCAGCGCTTCGCCGTCCAGCTCGATCACGTCGTCGGGCTGGCCATAGTGGCCTTCGACCAGCACGCGCACTTTCGTGGCCTGGGCTTGTTTTTTGGTTGCCATGGGTGTTCCTTGTCGAATCGCAATGAAAAAGCCGCCAGGAGAACCGGGCGGCTTTTGCGTGGGACTGCTTAGGTGGCGGAGTTGGCGTAGGAGCTGATGGCTGCGCCGTTGTCCACCATGTTTGCGCCGGAGCGGCAGAACGCCACAAAGCCGACCTGGCCCTTGAGCGTGAAAGCCGAATCGGTCATACGGAACAAGGTGACGTCCATCACGTCTCGGATCAGGTACTTGCCGAAGTCACCGAACAGGATGGACTTCGCGTTAGCGGCCATGACTGGCATGTACTGATTGATGACGATTTCGCGGCCCAGCAGGCGGTCAGGCGCCCCGCCGGGGTTGCCGGTTTCGTAGCCTGGCACAAAGATGGGGCGGCCTTGGGTGTCCTTGATCTTGCGCAGCGCCTTCAGCGTGGCGTCGTTCATCATGTAGCGCGCGGCTGCGCGGTAGGCGGGGTCTACCGAGTGCTCCAGGTCCACCAGGTCGTCATAGATGACGGAGGTGGTTTGGCCGGTAGTGCCAACCTTGCCAGCGGTCGAAGCTGCGACAACGCCCTTCGGCTGGCCGGTGCCGGTGCCCAAAACGTGGTGGCGGTCTTGGATGCGGCCAAGGCGCAGGCGCAGCAGGTTTTGGATGTAGGCCTCGATGTCAAACATGCTGTCTTGCAGCAGCTCGAATGGCAGGGCGATGCTCTTGGAGCTGTACTTGTAGACATCCAGCGATGCCTGCCCGAAGGTGGTTTCCAGTCCCGTGACGGCAGTATTCTGGCCGACGATTTCACCCTCTTCCGCCGTTGCGTCGGTGGTGGGGAACAGCATTTGCGCGCCGGTCGAGGTGCGGATGTTGCTTGCCACGCTGCGCACGCTGCCTGCGGCCTTGAGGGCTTCGATCAGTTGACGGCTGAATTCCGTTGCAACGGTGAATCCACCCTCAGAGCCGGTAGTGGTGGACATGGCCGCGCGAATGTCTGGGTTCTGGCGCGCAAACATGGCGTTGCGCTGCTCTTGCGTCAGGGCAGACAGGCCGCCCGAGAGCATGGCGCGCAGGGCAGAGGCTTCGTCGGACGCACCGCCGTTGCGGGTGGCTGCGTTCATGGCGGCTTCGTGCTCGGATTGCGCGTCACCCGCAACTTGGTTGATGCGGTTTTCGCGGGCGATTTCGCCATCGATGGCTTCGACTTCTGCCAGCAGGGCGTCCAATGCAGAGGCATCGGATGAATTCATGCGCTGGTCAGAGGGGGTCTTGGCGTTGAGGTCGTGGGCGGCCTTAGCCTTTGCGTCACGCTGGGCGCGCAGTTGCGCGAGTTTCGATGCCATGGTGTGGCCTTTCTTTGGTTGCTTCGCCCGCAAGGGGCATAAAAAACCCGCAGGGCTTTTGCCGTGCGGGGTGCTGTGAAGCCCTTTGCGGGGCACAAAAAAACCGGCTCTAGGCCGGTTCTGTTGTTTGGTGCGCGGTGCGCGTTATTGATTCAGTAGCGACAAGACGCGCAGGCGCTGGGCCTGGCGTTTGCGGTGGTTTTCGCTTGCCACGGCCTCTTCAGGCTCTGGCGTGGGTTCCGGCGTCGGTGCTGGTGCGCGGTCAAGCTGGGGCGCGTTGGCGTAAGCGGACAGGTTCCACGCACCGGCCTTGGCCTCTGCCTCGGCAATGGATGTGGCGAAACCCGCATCAAGGGCCTCTTGCGCCGTGAACCAGGTTTCAGCGGCCATCCATTCGCTGATTGCCGCAACATCCTTTCCGGTCTTTTCGGCGTAGGTGTCTGCCAAGGTGCCATCGATCTTGTCCAGCAATTCGGCTTCCTTGCGCAGGTCTTCCGCGTTGCCCCACATGCCCGTCCATGCCTTGTGGATCATGAACATGGCGCCCTTGGACATGATGACTTCATCGCCCGCCATGGCGATGAATGTCGCGGCGCTGGCGGCAAGGCCATCGATGTGCACCACCACCCGGCCTTTGTGGGCGCGCAGGGCTTGTTCCATGGCGCGGGCGGCAAACACCGATCCACCAGGGCTGTTGACGCGCAGATTGATGGTGGCTTGCTTGTCCACCGCGTACACGGCCTTGACGAACGATTCAGGGGCAATGCCGCCCCACCATTCGGCCTCTTCTTCGCTGGAGACGATCTGGTCATACAGGAAGATGTCCACCTCGTTCGTTTCGTCCTTCGCAACCACCTCAAACCGGCGCGCGCTGGCCCGGCGGTTGTCCGAATACAGCTTATTCAGTCGGCTTTTCATTGGTGTCCTTCCCGTCGGCTTTGCCGGGGTTCATTTGCAAGTCGTCGTGCGGCGGCATGTTTTCAAGGCGGCGCACTTCATTGGCGTCCATGAATGGCATTTCCCCAGCCCGGCCCATGGCGATGCGATAGGCTTCATACCGGCCCTTCAGGTCGCCGCGCTCCAGGGCCGCCGTGATGTGTTCCACAAAGTAGCGCTCACGCACCGGCCACAGCTTGCGGTTCACCTCCTGCGCCATGGGCGTGAGGTGCCGTTGCAGGGTGTAGCGGACAAAGCCGATACCCTGCGATTCGATGCCGCTGCCCCAGCTTGTGGTCTTGTCGGTGTGGCCCACCATGTGTGGGGGGACGCCGAAAACGCGGCAGATTTCCTCTACGGTGAACAGCCGGGTAGCGAGAATCTCGGCGTCCTTGCTGTTGACGGAGAGCTGGGCAGGCTCCAATCCACCGGACAGGATCAGCGGGCCGCGCGGGCCGTTTTGTGCGCGCGTGCGCAGCGATGCTGTCAACTGCGTCAACTGCTCTGCCGTCAGCTTCGTGGCTGTTTTCAGGGCGTAGTCAAAATTTGCGCCGCCCGCAAAGAACTGCCCGCTGAATTGCTGCGCCGAGATGGCAGTGCCGATGGCTTCGCGCGCGGCGTAGGTG